GCTAGGTGTATCTATGACGGGTATTCTTGACAACCCGTTGATCAACAACCCTGATGATCCTGAACTGGCTCATCGTCTGGAGGAACTAAAGAATGTTGCTATTAACACAAACGCTGAATTTGCTAACTCTATTGGTATCAATGTCAGCGCTGCTATTACTTGCGTTAAGCCAGAAGGAACTGTTTCCCAGCTCACCGGTACGGCTTCTGGTATTCACCCTCAGCATAGCCAGTTTTTCATCCGCCGTGTTCGATCTGATAATAAAGACCCTATTACTGCGTTTATGAAGACTCAGGGTATTCCTCACGAGCCTTGCGTCATGAAGCCGGACTCGACCACTGTGTTTAGTTTCCCGATGCGTGTTGAGAAAGGCGCTGTGTTGCGTGATGACATTGACGCTCTCACCCATTTGCGTTTGTGGTTGGCCTTTCAGCGTCACTGGTGTGAGCATAAGCCTTCTGTGACCATCAGTGTCAAAGAGCACGAATGGCCAGCCGTTGGGGCTTGGACATGGGAGCACTTCGATGAAATCACTGGTGTGTCATATCTTCCCTACGATGGTGGTACTTACAAGCAGGCTCCTTACGAGGAGATCGGTGAGTACGAATACCATATGTACAGTCAGTCTATGCCGACAGACATTGATTGGGAATCTTTTATCGAGATAACCGACAACGTTGAAGGTGCTCAACAGCTTGCCTGTACCGCCGGGGCGTGTGAAATTGCTTTTTAAGGATTAACATGAACTGGAATATTAGCTTTATCAACGGACTTGTATTAGGTTTAGTCCACACTGACTCAGTATTGATTGAGGATGTGGAAACAGAAGAGATCGAGTCAGGCCACGGGATTCTTATTTACCTAGGCTTTATCGAGATAGCACTATTTTGGTAGGAGGGTGAAAACTTTAAGGGGCCACTAAAGGCCCCTTTTTTTATCCCGCTAGAAATAAACTTCTCTCATCTTGTCGCCTCTTAGTGAGGCCGCTTAAGATCTTACCGCCTGCTTTGTCCCATTTGAGAAACTCATCAGCAGCGCCACTATAGTCACCTCGGTTATATTTCATCCGTAATGTGGAACTCTGTAAGTTACCTAAGCCAACATTGAAGGCAAAACTTACCAATGCCTCAAAATGCCCCTTATTGGTGCTAGAAGCAGGACATAGGCGTAAAACACCCACTTCAAACCTATCTAAATCGGTTTGTAGGAGCTTATCTACCTCTTCTAAGGATAGGGTACGATCCCACTCTTTTGGAAGCTCTAAAGCCATTCTATCGGCATAGGGGACACGAATGTGGGCAGGGTCTATGACGTGTCCTACGCCTACCGTCCAGAGCCTTGCCGGACACCTGTAGGGCCTCTGGCGCACACCTTCATGGTGCTTGATCATGTCCAAGCATCGTTTACTAATCATTTTCTAGCAAACGCTTGGGTTCCAAACCAGAAGGCAATAATTGAGGCAAATATTTGTTTGGTATCATCGTCCCAGAGCATCTCCAATGCCACGTCAAAGCCTACCCCGGTCTCTACCGCATAGTAGAAACCAAAGATATCTACGAAGACAAACAACAGGAAGAAGCCATAGGTAATCACAGGACGCACCAGAGCACGGACGTTCTTAACCCAACGAGAGGTTCCCTCAGCCAGCGACATGTCATGCTCGTATAGAGCTTGCCGTTCCTGTAGCTGGAACTTTTGGGTTTCAACTTCAGCGCTGATCTGTAACTGATGGGTTTTAATTTCCTCTACATGCGCCTGAGCAACATAGCCCTCTTTGAGCATTTGAAGCTCTCGCTCAGTCTGCAACCGAGCCAGAAGTAACTCATGGCTTTTGTCGGCTTTGTCTTGGAAGAAGTCCAATAGGCGGGGAAGACCGCCCATTAGGAACGATAAGAACGTAGAGATTAGAGTCAGCATTATTGCTCCGGGGGATTAACAGCACCAGACAATAAACCTTGGATACTTGTGCGAGGCAAAGGCTCTTGCACAGCACCGCCAAGAATATCGCTCATTAAACCACGAGTGGCTCTTCGTTGAGCAACTCCTTGGAGCTTATCAGCAGCAAAACCAGCACCACCCATTACAGCCGCAGCAGCGGGGCTTTGACCAGCAACATAGAGGTTACTACCAAAAGCAATCTGGCTACGAAGAGGATTCAAACGAGCAGTGGTAGACAATAACAGATCAAAGGGGCCTCCTTTGGCTACTGCTTTGATTGCATTTTGTTCTTTATCAGAGAACAGACGCATCTTATTTTTGTCTGCCAACAGATCAATCATTTTTTGACGAATAATCGATGCTTCCGAGGCTGAAGGATTAATTGCTTTGGCATCTGCAACATTCAAAATATCGTCCAAGACCGTAGCACGAGACAGATTACGCCAGTCTTTACGAGCTTCCATTACACTCTTAATAGCTTTATCGGCGTTTCCTGCGCCTGTGGAAACATCAGAAGATTTAATATTAGCCACAAAGTCATCAATCTTCTCAGTCATTACGCCAGCAAGACGACGTACATTAGGCTCATTTGAATTCTTCAGCGAAGTAGCCAGACCACGCATTTGTTCCAACTGAGTAAACGACACATCTTTGTCTTTGATAATCTGGTTGAAACGACGCAAAGTATCGCCAATGTCTGATTGTTGTTTGCTCTGGGGTAGCCAATTAGCGTCCTCAAGGGCCTTACGCATATCGCCAATCAATCCACGAGCACTATTATTCTTGAGACTGACACCAGCATCTTCCATTGTGGTGTAAGCTCGTTGTGCTCGTTGTTTAATCTCGTCCATTGTTACAATAGGCTGAGACGGTTGTGTCATCTTGCCAGCAACTTTTCCTGCGGCCCCGCCAGCGACAACAGAAGCCCCTAGAGATGCGATAGTGGCTGCAACATCGCTGCCTGTCAATTCTTTGGTGACATCATATGCAGGCTGAGACGCAGCACCGGCGGCCCCAGCGGCGGGGATCTGTTGTGCAAGATTTTGACCTAGCGAAGTACTCGGTAGAAGCTTTGCAGCACCGCCAGCCCCGATCATCGCTCCTACACCGCCCTGAGCAGCTTTTTCAACCGTTGTTTCAGGCTGAGGAAGCCCCATAGCTGTCAGACCTTGTTGCTGTGCTTGAGACATCAAAGGCACACGCTTTTCTGATCCAGCAAGGTTTAGACCAACGTTAGCAGCAGAAGCCAAGAAATCAGCAGCGGCTGTAACAGGGGCCGACAACGAAGTAATAGCCGTTCTAGCTGTCAATCCAGCTTGGCGCTTGAGTTGATCAGCCGTTGTAGGCTCTTGAGCAGGCTTAGGCGATTTAATGGAAGCTGCAATTTCATCAATCTCAGCATCAGACAAGGGCGTGTCTGTTTGCACACGCTTGCCTTCAATCAGGTATGTAGGCATATGAATCCTTAAGGAATGATCTGATAACGAGTGCCTTTACTGGTTACAGCACCAGAGGGTTGTGCAGCCGGAGTAGGCGCAGCAGCAGCGCCCGGAGGTGTTTGCTTCTCAGCAGGAAGCTTACCTGTAGCAGCTTCACGCCAGCGGCCATAATGAAACTTGATTTGATCAAGGTTTTGTTTCAGTTTCTCAGGAGACTGATTCATATCCAAAGACGCCAGCGACGATTGCAAGGCAACCAATTCTTGTACAGCAACCTGACCAAGAGCGCCTCCTGTGGGAGAAGCATCACGCATTTGTTGCAGTCGATCAAAACCCAAGTTAGCTTTGATTGTCTCAAGCGTTGAGCGAAGGTTAGCACCCGCAGTTCCGGGAATGTATGAAGTAAACGATCCAAGACCAGTCGTCAATCCAGACACCAGAGGAAGAGCTTCATCTACTTTAGCGATCACTCTGTCAGCACCAGCAACAGCGGTCTCAGCAGCAGCCATTTGTTTGTCTGCTTTATCTTGTTTCTTATCGTTCAAAGCATCGATACGGGCTTGAATCAACTGTCGTTGGACATCCGTATTAGACTGTTTCAAAGAAGCCTGCAACTGAGCCAATTGAATCTTAAATTCACGATCACGTTCTTTCTCGGCCTGTTTAGCTTCCTGTTTCTCTTTTTCCAGAGCAGCTTTAGCAGCAATGTCTGCTTTCTTTAAACTTGCACGCTCCATTGAAGCCAACACAGCATCAGGCTTACCATAGCGACGAACCAGCTTGAGCATATCTTCTTCTGTGGCTCCTTCAGGAAGAGCAGCTAGTTCCGCCTCTAGCTTGTCCTCACGGGTCAGCGCCGCCTCTTCACGAGATGCTCTCATGGTCTTGATGCGAGTCTCGGTCTCTTGAGCCTCACGAGCAACAATCTGTTGGCCAAGTCGAGCAGCCTCTTCGTTGAAGCCAGCGGTTTGAAGACGTGTGGCGTACTCTTTTAGACCTTCTGTCTTTGTCACATCCAAACCTTCAGCAAGACGCCGAAGATCAGTAGCTTTCTTGACCGTTGGGTCGGTAACGTCAACACCGAACAAACCAGCAGCACCACGACCTAACTGAGCACCACCCTTGTAGCCAAGGAAAGCACCCATGTCAGAAAGGTTACGGCCAGCCATTTGAGAGGCTTGCTGTTCAATGAGTTGGTTTTGGAGTTGTTGAGGATTCAAAGAGCTACCAAAGAGTCCTGCGAATGCGTCTGTAGCCATAATCTATCCTTACAGTATTTTACCGATCAAACCACCAATCAACTGCGATACAGGATCAACCAAACCAGCCGTAGAGGCCGCTTGTGTCCTAGCAGCGCCAGCTTGATAGTTAGCAGCGTTTTGAGCAGAGGAGGTCAAGAACTGACCAGCTTGAGCACCAGCGGTTGCTTGACGAGCACCCAGATCAGAGCCGAAAGTCAAAGGAGCCTGCCCCAATGTCTCAGCGCCAGAAGCTGCTGTCAGAGCAGTGGTAAACGGAGACAGGGCAGTGTTTTGAAGGTTAAACCCACCACCAGCAACACCCAAGCCACCAGTCATGAAGCCTTGACCCGCCTGAGCTTGCTGGATAGCAGCATTTTGAGCCTGAGCAGCCAAGTTAGCATCTTGTTGGGCAATAGCGTTGTAATAAGCAGCCATTTGAGGGTTAGTAGCAGCCAAGCCTTGAGCACCCGGAGCATATCCTGCTTGCGTAGCTCCAACGGCCAATCCTAGACGACCCTGCTGTTGTTGTTGGTTGGTCAACTGAGCCAATTGTTGCTCACGTCCCGGAGCCAACAGAGCCTGCTGCTGAGTCATGTAACGCTGACGAGCCGCTTCAGGAGACTCGGCCACATATTGTTGACCCAAGTTAAACAGACCAGTACCGCCAGCCAGTGCAGCCTGCTGTAGTGGTTGAGCCGCAGCAGCGCCTCCTACTGCTTGTCCTGCTTGGCCTAGCAGAGCCTCACGCATCGCAGCGATATCAGGCGCAACCTGATAACCAGCACCAATTAAACGTCCTTTAGGATCGTATTGGAAGGCGCTAGTACCAAAGCGAGAGGTAACACCCACAGGACGGAACTGAGTCATCTCTGCGGCTCTCTGGCCTTGCTGTAGCATAGCGTTAGCGATGTCTGTTTGTGCTCCTGCTGCTTGATTCGCAGCATAAAGATTACCTACTCCAGACAATAAGCCTGTCAAGGTGCTCAGATCAGGTGTCGTAGCCATTAGTATGTCCCTCCGTTAACGGTGGCATTAAAAGTACCAGAAACGGTCAGGTTTACAGCCGTTGCGTTACCTGTTAATGTGCCATTGTTTGTATCAAGCTTGCTGCTCACGGCAGAAGCAATGTTATCAAACTCTGTGTTTAGTTCCGTCCCTTTGATGATTTTGGCAGGATTGCCGGAAACATAGCCGTCTTTGACAGCAAAGTTAGTGGATTTTGTGTAGTTACTCATGCGGTTCTCCCCGGCTTGACATAAACATCAAGTTTCTGAATTGAAATGGCCTTATCGTTCACGGTTGTCTCAAACCCTAGCTGAAGAACCTTTCCAGATCCTCCAACGTTGATAATCTTGTTGTCGAAGGCAGAACCGCCATATTCACCGATGTTATATTCGGCAATATTATATTCTGCAATAGAGGCGTTGGCAAGATTAAAGTTACGACTGTTTAAAATATCACTGTAATCAAAGCCAAACTTTAAAATCACAGCATACCCTTGACCACCAATGATAGTGACACCCACCTTCTTTAAAATCTTCAGAGCCGTGGGGCTACCAAAGTCAAAGTAGTTGGTATAATATTTCATCAGATACGTCTGGTTATTGTCTAAATGCCCTGCGTACAAAGCCACATAAGATCTCTTACCCATCAAAAGATCTTTAGAGCGTGTGTATTTAAAAGCTGTGGGTACAAGACCGTCCCATGTAGTGACACGACGAGCACCGTTTTGAAGACTTGTACGCATATCAAAACAATACACCAGACCACGGGTAGGCAGGCTTATCAGGTAAAACGCTTCCTTGTCGCTATAGACAGCTTTAATATCAGCAGGCGTTTCAGCAATGATTTCAGTGACAATATCATCCCGAACACTGGCACTGATGTCGCTCATCGGTGCAGACTTCTCTTGAATTGTACGAGCAATTGAGCGAATACCGCTATCGCTGGCAAATAGAATATCGTTACCTGTTACTACTACTGAGTCCCGAGCATAGCAACCAACACCACCAAGAGTATCTGCCAGAGTCAGGTTTTGAGTATCGTTAGCACCAGAATAAATAAGAATCTGGCGCTTACCGAAGATATACAGATAGTTGTTATGCACCGCCAGTGCTTGAATTTCATCAGCACCGTTAGGCCATACCTGAGCAACGTTTAGCGTGCCTGAAGTACCGCCAGAAAAGACATGGCCAGTCAACAAGTCAGAGAATTGTACGGTGTTCTTGTCTGTGGTGGTATTAGCCGACCATGTACGGCCATACGCAGAGACCACACAGTTAGCGTTAAGAACAGTGCCATTATAGCCACTGACTTCAGTGATACGTTTATATTGAGTGGTAGAAACAGCAGGATCAAACACCAAAGGATCGTGCCCAATCTGGTACAGATACATTTTACCATTCAAAGGAGCCATTTGCCAGTGGTTGGCAGAGATCGTAGGAGCCGTACCGCCGCCGCCATAAGTCAAGGTAGTCACGGTAGAGCCGGAGAGCTTAAAAAGCTTATTGTTACCAGCAAACAAGATGTAAGAGTTGCCACTGTTGTCAATCAACTCACCAATGGCTTGAACATCATTCTCACCCAGATCAGCGTTAGACACGTGCATCGGCTCCCAGCCCTTACGAGCACCAATACGTCCAAACTTGTCAATCACGCAGTTATTAGCCACTGTAGCAAACCCGCTTTCAAGCGAGATCGAGCTATCCTGAGTATTTAAACCCAGAAAGCCCGGAGCAGAAATTGAGGTTGTTAGGATCTTCTCAGCCATTACACATCAACCCAAACGGTAGATTCCTCGTAACGATTCTTCTCAATGGCAATTGCATCAGCCAAAGCAAGACGATACATCAGGTAAGCTTCAGAGGCTTGGACACCCCCATCCTCACCACGCTCTGCGATGGCTTTGGAGTAAGCCAGAAGCTGAACTACATTGGCAGGAACCTTGACAATATCGCCGTTAGCCGTTAAATCCTCTTGAGGAATAAACAACTCAGCTTTGATTGAATACACCGTGTCAGGACGAGGCCAAACCTCCATCTTTGTGTCTCCATTAGAGTCTACACCACGGAAGTTGTAATAAATCGGAGCAGCACTCTGAACAGTCGCCAGTGTATATTGTCTGGAAATCCAATCACCGGGGGCTTGACGCATGGTAACGTCTTCGGTATCATTCATAATCTGTTCGACACGGAAGCGTTGACCAGAGCCTGTAATGGTGTATGAACGTTGTCCAGCAACAGTATTGAAGACGTATTCAGACTCCAGTGCGTTCCAATTATAGGCGTCTTCTACCTCACGCTTGGCATCGTTAACAAATACCCCAATCAAGGATGAATAAGGAGTATCCCCAACAGAGGTAACTTCGCTCTCTCGTAGACGAATCAAGACATTGTTGACCATCTGAAGGTATGTCGTACTCATCTTAAATTCCTTGTTTCTTAATCACTTCAAAAGTGCAGACAATACTAAAAGTGCTTCCTGATTCACTGGTGGCTTTAACAGTGTCGCCTTCTTCTAATACAAAATAAGCAGTGCCGTCGATCTGTTTAAAATCCTTAGTGCTGATTGTGTATGTATCAAGAAGATAAATATTAGCACTGGCACTTGAATCACGCCAAACAACTGAAATATGCTTAGAAGAGGCAGAACCGTTAGTAATATGCGTCAAAGTCCATTTGGCATAATAGCCAACAGGAACCGTGTAGATAGTAGTCTCTACGCCAGCAGTAAGGTTTAAGCCTACGCTTACTTCACGCATTTATTTCTTCTTTTTAGCTTTGTTGGCTTCGCTCAAAGCGATAGCTACTGCTTGTTTACGATTCTTTACAACAGGGCCACCCTTGCCGCTATGCAGAGTACCTTCTTTGTACTCACGCATGACTTTAGTGATCTTGTTCTTGGCAGTACGTTCGCCTCGTGTGGGTTTTTTCATGGATGTACCTTATGTGCTACAGTGGTCATGGATGTATCTTATGCGATACAGCGGCATAAATAGCGCCAAAGAAGGCGCCGACGATAAGGAGTGGTTTGACAGCCTTGGCCAGCCACTCTAGCACCGTAAAAGCCCCTGAAGCTGCGTTAAAAGCTTTAACCACATCCTGTGTATTGCGGTCTATCTTATCAACTTTTTGCTCCACTGTCAAGAGCCTTTCGTAGATTTCAGTGTGACTGATTTCTTCATTGTCCGTCATTTAAACCACCCTTGATCCTTGGCAAAGATTATTCCGTTGATTAAGACAAGTAGAATTGGTGGAACCAGAACAACCACCAACCCTACCCCTATGATTGTGTCAATTAACTGCTTAGTCTTCTTGGCTTTCTGTATCGCAGCATCCCTAGCTCGTCTTTGAGCCTCTTTAGCCTCTTTCTCAGCCTCAGCTACTCGCTTAGTGATCTTATCCCACGTATCAGCGTGTCCTGTGGTGAAGAAGATCATTTTTAGTTCATTCTCAAACTTCTCCTGAGATAGTAACTGAAGTTCTAATTCTACCGCCTGAGCTAAGGACGATCCGCCCTTCTTTTTAGCCTCTTCAACAGCTTTGATGGTCTCTTGTTTGGCTCCAAAATACTGAGAAACTAGAGGCCCAAGAGAGGTAACATCATTGATTGTCTTTTGGGCTTGTTTAATGACCTGAACAGTCTTTTGAACAGCCGCAAACGCAGCCAAAGCTGTTGTCAATGGTTCCATTTACTTAAGGCTTAACAGGCCAAGAAACAGACCAAGGGAATCCCTCTTGAGTCGTTACATCACGCAAGGCTTGACGATAATTAGCCCAAGCTGTTTTATCAACAGGCGCATCAGCCAGTTGCGTCCAATCACACTCAGATAAACGCTTAGTGCGGTCATCACGAACAGACTTAGCTTGCTCTGCGTCTTTTTGAGCCTTGTATTCTGCTTCTTGTTCAGCAGCAGTCTTAGCGGGTTGGTCATCAGTAGCAGGGCGATCAGTAAAGATCGGGCCAAGCACATATTTTGTGTACCACTTACCATCAATTTGCTCAACGCCTTGACGCTGACTATATTGGTAGACCGTACCACCAGAGGCTTGTGGGCCTTCAAAGACCACATCACCACCAAAGTCGTTGATGATCTGCTCTGTCAGTTGAACAGGGAATCCCGTGTTAGGGAACATGGCACGAAACTCACCATCGGTGACTACTGCGCCTGATTGTTTGATGCGAATTTCCATGATGCTTCCTTACGCTATCGCCAAGAAAATGAATGTTCCACCATTGGCGTTGATTGCCGCTGGTGCTGTGCTACTGATCTCGAAACCAGCAGAGTAGGTGTCGATATAATCGGTGTTGGTGACTTCAGCGGCTGTGCTGTTCAAAAGCAGATACGGATCGTTACCTGACACAATGCCACGGGCAGAGTCCCACACATACCAATCGCCTGTGCTGTCGGTGCGCTTGATGAGGACAAACCTTGCACCGCCTGTGAACCCGCAATCAATTTGTTTGGTCGTACCAGAGCCTGTGTATGAGCCGACCTTGCTAACCCCTGCACAAGTGGCAAAAAGATAGGCAACATACTTAGAGCCTGTTTCGTTGGTTCTAGTATCGTCACCTAAAGAAAACACAGTGGCTGTTGGTGTTGTGCTATTCCATAAATAAGGGTTGTTACTTCCCTGACCAGCGGTAGTGTTTAACGCCATCCCTTTTGATGCACCTATTGCTTCAGAATAAACAGCCCAGTTTGACGGATTAACAGTTCTGTTTTTTACAATAATTAGTTGCGGTACAACACTTAAATTATGTGATTGAGTTGTTCCTGCTGTGGAGTTCCCTGTGTAGCAGACCACATCCATGAAGGAAGGGGCACGCCTGAAACATTCAACAATTTGCGTGTATCCATTTAAAGTACCACCAGCCACAAGAGTTGTTTGTCCAGCCCCGTTAATATCGGTGCTATTTGCTTCTGCGGCAGTAGATGCAGATGTAATTTGTGGATTCCCAGAAGCAGTCGTTCTTGTAATCCCACGCAATCTATCAAACCATTCAAATCCATTAGTAGTATCTCTGAAATCAAGCATACACAAATCTGTTGTGATTCCGGGATTGATCGTTTGTGCAGAAGATGACGAATTAAACGACAGTGGACTAAACACACTCGTCCCACTCGTAGGCGTTTTCATCGGGCCACGACGAATGGCGATGTAGATAACATTGTCGCTAGGGTTTGAAAAACTATTGCTAATGATAAACCCAGTTGGCGTAATATTTATCCAGTTTGTTTGTGTATCTTCTATGTTTGAAAGGTTAGCTCTAAGTCGTTGCTGTGAGCCGCCGACTGCCCATCCACGCATATTGTCAAACATCGTCCAGTTGGAGGCCACATTGGTCGGCCTAGCCAAAATCCATTGAGGCTCGTATCCAAGATTAACAGTTGTATCACCGCCACCAGAATCAAGCGTTACGCCACCACACGAAATCACATTGTCTGTGCCAGCCAAACCAAAGCCACCAGCATTGTGGGCAAATATGTAGGCGACATAAGTGCCACCAGATGCGTTTACGCCAGCGTTTGTTCCCACGCTAAAAACAGTGCTCGTTGGCGCAGTACTATTCCAAACATCAGTCAATAAAGTTTGAGCAGTAGTAAGGTTGACTTGAATGGCATATGCCGCTGAAGTTAAACCCCTATGATAAACTTGCCAGTTTCCAGTTGTGTCTGTTCGTTTAACAATGATGCAACCAGGAGTAGAACCAAGGTTGTGAGCAATCGTGCGGTTTGCGCCATTCCCCGTGTAAGTCACCACATCAAAGAACTTGGGTTGTTTGCGGAATGTCCATGTGGCAATGCTATCTGTTGTTGAAAATCCAACAGATTCTGTAAATCCATTAGATAGTGTTGCGGTAATGACATCGGCGTTTACTGATTGTGCGGCAGTGCTGTTTGAAATAAGACCATTGCGTATTCCTCTTGCCGTGTCTTGTAGCCAGTTGTCATCAAGGCCAGTAACATTTCTGCTTTTAAGCCAAACCAAACCACCCTTTCCAGAAAGATCAATTCCGTTAATGATGTTTTGGTTTTGATTGCCTGTGCCTTTGTAAATGTATGTGCTAAAAACATCCTCGACAAAGGTGGCATCAGAGGAAACTTGCGAAGTGTTAGAACTGAACATTAGAGAACCTCCCTGTCGGAGTCGTTAATGCACGCTCTACAGTCCATTTTTGTTGAGTCAATCTTGTCATTACAGTCCCACAATTCAATGAAAGTTCATCACAAAAATCACGCAATGATTTAGTCACACCATTAAATGTGACTTTGATTGTATTGCGCTTATTTCTTGCCTGTTCAGTAATTGATGCCCATCTGCAATTCTCAGGAGTGTAGTCAGCATTGCAATCAATCCGATCAATTGTCATGCCTTCTGGTTTATCGCCCATATCAGCATAAAAATTCTCAAAGATTGACCATCTTTCGCAAACCTTGATACCACGCTCGCCATATAAGTAGTAATCAGAAGATTTTGGGTTCTGGCATCTTTTCTTCATGGCAACCCAACATTGATAAATTGGTGTTTTGCTCAATCCATGTTTGCGATGTTCATTACCAACCTTTTCCTGTCGATAGCAACCACAAGAGTTTGTGTTGCCATACTTGAACCGTCCAGGTTCATAGCAGACCTCTTTGCCGCAATCACATAAAAGATTCCATAAAACACGACCATGCTTGTCACGCACTTCAGCCTGACCAATTACAGTCAATCGACCAAAGCGTTTTCCTGACAGATCAATAATCTTTTTCATGTTTACAGCGTGTAATTTTGTCCACCTGTTGAACCAACCCAATTGCTGTTGTTGTCAGCGGTAAACACATACTTGTCAGCCTTGCTTGCTGTGCTAGTAATGGTCGGCGCAGTAGACCCAGGCCACTTCACCGAAGCTGGCCAAGTCACCGTCCTAGACCCTGTTCCATCTTGCTTCAAAATCATGATGAAGCTGCGACCAGCAGTAGCGGTCGGGAAGGTAAAAGTACAGTTGCCTGTCAGCGTAAGAATCTGAACAGAACCATTGGCAAGATCAATTGTGTAAGAAGTTCCTGTGTTGGCAGTGGCGACCTCTTCCGTGTATCCATTGGTAAATGTACCTGCCTCAATGGTCTTATTGGTCAGCGTCTGAGTGTCGGTTGTACCTACAACAGTACCAGTTGGGGCCGTTTTTGTAGCCCACGTATCGAGATCAGCATCCCAAGCTTGTACATTTGTACCAATTGCCAATCCTAGGTTTGTACGAGCCGTAGAAGCACTCGCCACGTCAGATAAGTTATTGGCAGCAGTTAAGAAACCTCCAGCCGTCAACGTTGCTTGTGACCAAGCACTACCTGTCCATACCCACAAAGTGTTGCTAGTGCTGTTCCAATAGATCGCACCCGTCAACAACGCATTACCATCGTTGTCCAACGTAGGAGCAGAAGCTTTAGCGCCTAAATAACGGTCATCAAAGCTGTCATACGAGGCCGCAGCAGCTGAAGCACTAGCAGCCGCATTAGAAGCGCTTGTAGAGGCACTAGAGGCGCTATTAGCGGCATTGGTGGCGCTGGTGGCCGCAGCAGACGCTGAAGTAGCTGCTGAGGTTGCAGATCCTAAAATACTGTCAACGTAGGCTTTACGAGTCAGATCATCATCCGTGGTGGGCGTAGCAGTGCTGGTGACTTTGTTAGCCCCCATCGTGATATTACCCGTCATCGTGCCGCCAGCCAAGGCCAACTTAGCATCGCCCACTGAATCTACATATGCTTTGGTGGATGCATCAGTGCCAGCAGTAGGTGTACCTAAGCCAGTGATCTTGTTGCTGCCCATCGCAAGAGCACCCGTCATAGAGTCACCAGCTTTACTTACCTTAGTGGCAATCGAGTTGGTCAAGGTAGCAGCAATATTAGCATCGTCATTCAATGCATCAGCAATCTCACCCAAAGTATCCAGAGTAGCTGGAGCAGTGCCGACTAGGTTACTAATCGCTGTGTCCACATAACTCTTAGGCGCAGCATCACCAGAGTTGGTGGGCGTAGGAAGACCAGTAATCGTACCCGCTGTACCAGAGTTCATGTCCAACGTGCCGTTGATAGTCACGTTGTTGAAAGAAGATGTACCGCTAGAAGCTGTGACGTTACCCGTCAAGTTTCCTGTGACGTTACCTGTCACGTTACCTGTGACGTTACCGGTTACATTACCAGTCACGTTACCTGTCAGATCGCCGCTGAAACCTGTCGTGGCTGTTACCGTGGTTCCACGCACCGTAGAAGCCGTTGTAGCACCAACAGGTGTGTTATTGATTGTTCCACCAGTCTGAGCAACACCAGCGACAGTACCACCAGTGATCGCTACGTTGCTGGATTCTTGGTTTCCCAAAGTACCGACAACAGTAACAACAGTGTTGGAAGCATTTTTAGTGAAAAGCTTCTTGTCAGTGACGTTAACAGCAAGCTCGCCCTGCTGAAGATCACCAGAGGCCGGTACAGCAGACGCTGTAGAACTGTTTTTTGTGATGATTGTAGCCATTTAGACTCCGCAGTTTAATCGTTGCATTGTTTATCGTGTGGTAGCTTCTGTTTTTGCAGCCGTTCTTTTATCATCAAGCAGCTCTATTACCCAGTAAGGACAAAATATTTTGAATATCTTGTGCAGGCATTGAAGCAAAAACGGAAGGAGCTTGTGGGTTTACCTGTGTGTTGCTAACTTGGTTAGGAAAGGACTGTGTTTGACCAACCGGAGCCATGATTGATGAGACAGGCATTGCAGCACCCATCAAACCAGCGCCCACAGGTGTGTTGCTGGATTTGTAATTACCAAAAGATGAATTATACCAGTCAGCCAAAGGAGTTGCAACATCTCTGGGCTGTTCAGGCATATAAGCATTGTAATATTGCTGAATACGTTGATAGTAGTCTGGAGAAAACCGAGACATGCCTGTTGATGTGCCGCTAAGGTCTGAAGCAACCGGAAGAGAGACACCACCTCCACCGCCGCCACCGCCAGTAAGAGCGCCTAAGCCTCCTGTAAGCAGGCCGCTACCAACCAAAGCAGTCAATATGTCTTTAGCTCCTAAACCGCCAGCGGCTCCGGCGGCAGCTCCAGCGGCACCAGCGGCAGCTCCAGCGCCTCCAACAGCTCCTGCGGCAGCCCCAGCGTCAATGTCGGAGATATACCCACCTTCTCCCGGAAGAACTGATGTAGGCGCCAACATAGAAGTATCGTAGATATTAGCGCCGTATGTACGAGACAATTGTGTGCTCAGTTGGTCTACAGTCAGGTTGGGATTGAATGCAATCTGTTGAGAAACATCAGCAGCTACCAAAGGATCAACACCAGAAGCTACAAGGTTTTGCTCAATCGCAGCGAAGTCATTACCGACTGCGCCTTTAAGGTTCATTGCGTCCTGAGCTATCATGTCTGCATCAGTATAATTCTGAAGCGTAAGACCAGTATTGGCGCTAAGATCGGTCAAAGATTTAGCAATCTGAGACTCAGCAAGGCCATTAGAGGCCATTGAAGCTGCTAAGTTCGCAGCAGCAGTGGAACCATACTGACTAAGGTTTTGAGCGATAGCGGCCTCGGAAAGACCTTGACCAGCCAGTTGAGCCGCATCAGCAGCTAAGAAAGCAGCATCAGGGTTAACAGCAACGCTAGCGCCTCCACTCAAAGCTTGAGCGCCTTGAGCAAGACCTGTAGTCAGTAAACCGCCTTTAAGTGCTGTTCCAAGATCCTGCCCACCAGCAGCGTTATATAAAGTCTGTGCTGCGATCTGTTCAGGAATTGATAATCCACCAGTAGCAACTGCCAAAGCAAGATTACCGACTGGGCCGATATCTTGGATAAAACTACTTAATGCACCGCCGGGAGCACCGCCTTGATAACGGACTGCACCATTGTCAATAAAGTCTTTATTAAATATGGCTTTATTGTCATCGGTTATGCCAATTGCAACATTGTATGAGCCAGATCGTGCGCCAATTGGAATGTCATACAAATTGTTACCAAGTGGTCGCAAACCAAAATTTCCATAAGGGGTAATGAGTTGCGATTTATCTGGGCTAACCTTGTATGCACCGGAGTTTATGCTGTCATAAATTTTTTCAAGTTGCCCAAACGAGAACGGATTTACATCTTGAAAAACTGCACTTTGTGAGACTTCTTGTGGCCGTGTGTAGTCTTTAGGAACAGGAGGTGGCGTAACCGCCTCCACAGCTTTTTGGTAAACATCTGAAGAAACCGTGTATTGCTGATATGACCCACCGCCATCTTCACCATACGGAACATTAACTGTCTCAGACTTTACTGATGATGCTGGGACTTCAACTCGTTGATATATGGCATTGCCATCGTAATCTACATTTCCAGATGGTACATCCACAAAATAGCGGACTGCTCCATTTTCATCGTATTGCAGTTGTACTCCAGCCATGTTTATTCCTAGGTCTAAGCAGTGTGTGTTTGATTTTTTTGTTGATGTTTACGTTTGGGCTTAATTTCTTCGATTATTTTAACCACCGAATCCTCTAAAACCTCAACATACTCAGGATGCTTTCGCATCGATATAATGTCTACTTCGTATTTAAACTCAAATATATTACCAGTAGAGAGACATTTAAACTTAGCCATGAGTTTACCTTTCTAAAAGACTCACTTGAAACTTTTAAAAAGGCCCCTCCGAAGAGGGGACTTAAGGGTGCAAGCTCTTGAGGCCCCGAAGGGCCAGAGTTATTGTTATTAAGCCGGGACAGCCAGAGCAACAGCACCGTTGTCACGCAACTCACCAACGCCGTACAGGACGTCAGCGGTGAACAGCGTACCGAGGTACTCTTGCTTGTACTGGGTCTGGGTGCGAACGCCCATCTGCTCAACCAGCACGGCGAAGTCTTTGTGAGCCAGCAAACAGATACGATCACCATCGGTGGCCGCATCAGCGTTGGAGGTCACAAACACGGGGATGCCGTACACGTTGCCGATTTCACCATTGCGGATGGTGTTCGAGCTGCCTGCCTCACCAACGAAGGCTTGCTCGGTGAAACGAGCGATGCCCATCAGGGTGTTGCGGGTTGAGGGCGGAACGATCAGGAAACGGCCATCCATAGGCACGTCATTGTCGTCCAAACGCTGAATGGTGCGGCGGATGGCAGCATCAGTCAGAGCACCAGCAGTGCCAGTGTAGGCAGTCGTGCCATCAGCACCAGAGTAGGCTCCAGTGTAGTTGGCAGTGCCATCGCCACCGTTGGCAGCACGACCCAGTTGGATCAGAGAGGTGTCAACCTGACGAGCCAAAGCGTAACCAGCGTCATCAGTGTAGAACTGACGCAGGCTGGACAGAGCTTGGGCTTCCACGATGTCCTCGATCAGACGGGAATATTCCCAGTGCTGGTTGATCGTGACGGTCTTCTCGCCTTCAGTGGCAGCGATCAGGGTCACTTGGGTGTTAGCAGCCTTGGCCGAGGCAGAGCCACGGTTGGGGGCAGGCATGTGAACAACATCACCCTTTTTGCCTTTGAAGTTCATCTTTTTGATGAGGTTCGCAGCAACGAGGTTCTTCTTGTACGCAGCAACGATCTCATCACTCCATACTTCAGGAATGAACGTTGCAGCAGTGGTGGTGGTTACTTGATTTGTACCGAGAGGCATTTTTGAAACTCCTTGAATTGTTTAAATTGAATTATTTGACCCTGCCCTCAGCATACGCAGCCATAATTTCAGGCTGGAGCGCCTCATAACGGGCGGGATCAGTCATCTTGAGCCGGATGAGGTCGGCACGACGATAGACTTTCTTAGAAGATTCACCTGTACCGCCAACATCTACTGCGGCAGCTTGTAGGTTCTTTTTCAACACTTTATCGCCAGCATCAGCGGTTTGTTGTGCCTTTGCTGAACGAATCTGTTTGAAAGTGCTCAGAAGCTCATCGGCAGAAGCAAAATCATACTGGCTATCAGCCAAGGCAAACATGTTCAACCGAATTGGAGAACCCTTAACCCATTGCTGGAATTCAGGATCAGTAACCACCTGAGTAAAATCAGGGTGTTTAGCTGCCAATTGCTGTTGCGTCTGCATCGCCTTCATCTGCATCGCTGCTTGTTGGGCAGCCAAAACAGACGGATGATTCGACACTGCTTTTTCGATGGCCTTTTGAGGGTCTTCAAAAAAATCAATCTCTTGTTTTTCTGGTGCAGGCGTTGCTTGTTTAGCGGCAAGATTCTGTTTTAATAGCTGATCTGCAAGTCGTCGAACTTCACCAACCTCTTGTGCCTGACGACCAATAAGCTTTTCAGCTTCTTGATGCATCTGGATGATTTCATCGACTGTTTTGCCTTCGTATTTGGAAGGAACCCTCGGTTTATCAGGTTGTGCCTCAGCCTGTTCGGTTGCTTCGGCTTGTTTCTGTTCTTCTGCGTCTATTTCGCTAGTAGAATCGTCGTTTACGCTGTCAATAAGTGCCATACCTACCTCTTTCCTGCCGTATAAACGGTTCTAGGATGTTTTAAAAATGACTCGCTGGTTTTTCAGTTACGAGTCGGCCTTTTTGCGCTCTTGGGCCATCTTTTCTGCCCTTTTGCGGTTCCAAGCGTGATAAGCGCCGGGGAAAGCACCGCTAAAAGGCTCCAAATATGTCCTAGGAGCAGAGACTGTTCGCTTCGCCGGATCTTCACACACCTTACAGGTGATCTGGAAGACTTCGGTATCCACTAAAGCCTCGTTTTCGTGTCCTTGTTCACATAGGAAATCAAACATCCGCCGTGGCATTTGTAAGCTCCTCGTAAACTTTAGCACACATTTCACGCCTTTGAAGGATCAGGCCAAGGATGTCTAACTGTCCTTTCCGGAAATACAACTCATTTGGCTCCGAGACAGTTGACAGATCGTTGATCTTTTCTCTCAAAATCGTAAAATCTTCAATTAGATGAGCCCAACCTTTTGTGGACATCATCGAGAATGTGTTTTCGTAATATTCCTGTAGTTCTTTATCCATGCGGAGAACCTATTTAACAAAGATAGTGGATACTAACATAAAAAATGTTAGTTGTCAACACTTTTGTTATTGTTTTCTTAGCATTTGTAAGCCAGCAATACGCTCATTAGAGGCTATATCGGCTGCTTTGAGGTTAATTTCACGCTCCTTAAGCATACGATCAGCCAGTTTCAGGCGCTTGTCAAAGTCATCTGAACGATCAATGTTCGTGGCAGCAGCTTGAATAATATCAACTTGGTGCTTCTCAGGCAGTAATTGAGCCTCGATAGTGGCCTTTTGAGCCTCTGCCTGCTCTTTCTGTGCTTTGGCTTGTATTTCCATAGCCTGTGCCTGCTTGATCTGCATATCAAGTTGGATAGCCTGTTGCTGGGCCGCTTGTTGCTCAGGGTTCGGTTGACTCATCTGCTCCAACATAGCAATCATTTCACCACGGTTGGAGAGACCAGAGTTTTGCAAGATACCTTTGAGGATAACAGGCAACACCGGAGTATCAGGGCCTAGCGTTTGCAACAAAGCAATCAATTGCTGTTGTTCGTACTCACGAGCCATGATGCCCAACGTAGCTGTCGGGATAAACTTCATGTCCGTTGAAGGATAACGCTCAGGGTCAAACTGCATATACCGGAACGCAGCTTTCTCGATGAACGGAATCAGGAAGTCTTCTTGGAAGTTACTCAAAGTACGTTTGTACTTCTTGATGATCCCAGCCAATACCATCGACATCCCTGAAGCACCAGCATCACGAGGAACGTTGGTGGGCATACCAGAGGCATCAACCGTACCAGTGGCTTGCAACAACAAACGCTCAAAGTTTTGGGCGGTTTGGATGTTAGTCCCATCTGTCTGACCAAACTTAAACGGTTGCAGAATCTCTGACGGGTTTCCGTTGGTCAAAATAGCTTTACCGGGCTTAATCTCAAACTTAGCGCCACGAGGCAGTCGGGTAGCGTCCATCGCCACCATAGGGGCCGTTGTAAGGGCCACAGAGTCCATATGAGCACGCAATTGACCATCAATAGCCTTTTGCATATTGTAAGCCTTCTCAACGGTTCCACGGCCCCAGAAACGTCCGGGAACGGTATCGTCTTGATAAGCCACCACAGGACGATCTTTCATCATGTACGGATTGGCTTCAGCTTTCAGCAATTGACTGTCATTGGCAATAACGACAATGGCTTCAACAAGGTTACAGTATTCGTCACCCTCAGAGCCTTCAGGGAATAGCTCTTCATATTCAGCCTCATCGCCTTCCAAATACTCACGAGGCACAAGACCATAGTAAGTCGTGAGTTTTACTTTGTTATCTTGAAAGTTCTGCGGGTCTTGAGTTGGCTCAAGCTCTGTGTCATCGTAAGTAGACGAAATATCAACTTTGCGATACACACCACGCTCAATGTTCTCAACAACCTTGTGGATAGACACATACTTCTCAATAGCGCAACCCATCGCATCTTCAATGCTGTCTGCATTAGGATCAATCAGGAAGTTGCGGGGGTTCACAGGCTTGATCTGAACAGAGATACGATCCTTCTCCTGCACCCCAATAGCAGCAGGGCCTACAACGCCGGGAATCGGCATAGTGGCAGGGACATACTCTTTCTTAGGATTGACAACAATCTCACCAATGCCTGTACCATAGATTTCAGCCATCAACTCGATCTGATCGATAGCTTTCTTGATTTTGTCTTTGTCAAAGTCTTCTTTGAGTTGAGCTTTGATCTGTTCAATATCAAGTGGATTACCGTTCAAGTCAAGGATATCATCCTTGATGTCGAAGTAGTCCCCTTGACCAAAGATTGCTTCCATGATCTCAGCGTGGCGGGTCTCCACC